TCAGCAGACCTACACCAACAACCTAAGCCAAATGAACCAGGTTGATTTAGCGATAACCCTGCTCTGGGACCTAGTAAAGCGAGTGGCGAAATACAGCGCGGTATCATTCGCAACTGTCGCAAGCAATCACTGTCAATTTAGACTCAACGGGCAACAAATTGGGTTAGTCGGACAGGACGATTGGGGCGTAATGATCGCAAAGCAAATCAAGCGCCTGAGTGACGAAACCGAGCTGAATGTTGAGGTGCTAATACCTCACGCCCATGACGAGTCGTTGGCTGTAGATGTCTTTGGTGACCAATTTCACATTCTTGGTTTGTGGCATGGACATTAGAGCAATAGACCCGAAGGCGTTCCAAGCTGGTGGGAAAAGCAGACCTTTGGTAATCAACCAGTTGCCGCTGCTTCTATCGGGCTTACCGGACACTTCCACCATCTCCGCGTTCAAGAGCTAGGACAGCACGCTAACGGAGGCTCACGCTACTGGATACAGGGCAAGACAATGGACAACGGAAGCAGTTGGTATCGCCTAAACAGCGGGTCTGAGTCCCTACCTGGATTGACCTGCTTTGAGCTTGAAAGAGGAAAACACTTTACAGGCTCAGTATTTACACTAAGCTAATAAGCACCTTACACAGAAAGGGAAAGTTATGAAGGACTTTCTAGCAGCTCTAATCATCGCAGCCGGTATCGTTGGCGCTCACGCTCTCGCTTATGTTCTATACACCTTTGTGCCTTGGCTGACGCTATTGCTTCTAGCCTGGGTATTCGGTGCGATCATTATCGCCATGCTTTCAGAGCTAGGCGTAACGACTATTGACCTAAGCAACCTACGCTCAAAGAGCAACAAGAGATAACAATGGCAGAGTGGCACAATAGCAGGGAATGGGCAAAGGCTAGAGCCTATGCGAAGACTATCCTTGAACCTGTTTGTGTTATCTGCTCCAAAGAATTAGTGGGGTGGGATTGGACAATTGACCACATTACCCCGCCAGGAGAAGGAGAACCGAACCATGACATTAGCAATCTTCAATCGTTATGTAGATCGTGCAACGGCAGAAAGCAAGACCGCACTATTATCAGGCAGACATGGCGCTCGCCACGCTGGAGCTAGAGAACTACTTATCATTAGCTTGGTAAGAAAGAGCAAGCGAGGAAAGCACGCAAAGGTCGCAGGAAGACATGCAAGACCAGCCCGCGCTTTTTTCTAGAGCCACGCGGAATCCCGCGCAAGCACTTTCTTTTTCACGCACGAATGAAATTATCCGAGGAGCAGAACCGAATGATAGAAGAACACCTAAAGAACTGGCTCAAAGACATCGAGCTAGGTCTTGAACAAAAAGTGATCGCAGGCTTAGCACTCGCCCTGGCACGAAGCTTTGACGAAAACCCTCACACCAGCACCGCAGCTGAGCTTCGCAAGACAATTCTCGAACTGAGCAGGCAACTAACCGCCCAGGCGATTGACTTTGACCCGATTGAGGAACTGCTTACGCGCTAATGCTCCAGCTTCCAGCGATCTACACGCAACCGCTCAGCGAGGACTTTCCTACTGACGGGGATAAGCTTATTGAGCTAGTGAAGGTCGCTTGGAAATCCCCAGAACTCCCTGACGGCTTACGGCTTGACGAGTGGCAAGAGTGGCTGCTCAGACACCTGCTAGAGCGTTACCCCGAGGGACACCCAAACGCCGGGCAACTGAGATACAGACAAGTCGTAGTGTCTATGGGCAGGCAGAACGGAAAGTCCCTGCTCGCAGCCATCATCGGTGTCTACGGAATGTTGATGCACCAGCGTTCCGGTGCTTCGGTCATTAGCCTGGCAAGTTCAATAGATCAGGCGAGGATTATCTACAACCGAGTCCTGTTTGTAATCCAGAGCAACCAATTCCTGAGTAAGCGCTTCAAGAAAGCCAGCGAATCCCGAGGTATTGTCACCGCTGACGGCACTGGGCGTTATGACGTGAAGCCTGCGAAAGAGGGAGCGCTACAAGGTATCCCAATCTCGCTCTGTCTGTTTGACGAACTTCACCTGGCTAAAAAAGGAATGTGGAGTGCTGCCGTATTGGGAACAGCACAGCGGGAAGATGGCATTGTCATCGGTATCACAACGGCAGGTGACCAGAACAGCGAAACCCTGCTTGACCTTTATAAGACTGGGCAAAGTGCTGCTTCGGGTGATAGAGAATTGGAGCGCTTTGGCTTCTTCTGCTGGGAAGCACCTCAGCACGCAAAGGTAGACGACCCTGACGCACTCAAGGCAGCTAATCCCTCAATCTCTGCCGGCAGACTGTCGCTTGACAATGTTCTCTCTGATCTAAAGACAATCCCAGAACATGAAGCACGCCGTTACCGACTCAATCAGTTCATCTCTGGCACTGCTTCGAGCTGGATACCTTCGGACACTTTCCGCAAGGCGGGAGATAAGCTCTCAATCCCGCAAGAGGGCGGAGTCTTCGCAGTGGACATCAGCAAGAACTGGGAGCATGCCACCATCGCCTTTGCTAACCAGGTTGGCGAGGAACATCACACCGAGCTAGTCAGGACATTCGTTCAACCTAACGAAACCCAGCTGTTCAACGCGCTAGTCGAGCTACACCATCGCTACGCACCGAGGGCAATCGCTCTTGACGATAGAGGGCTAACCAATCTAGGCAAGCGCTTGAAGATGGCAGGCTTCCCAGTCTGGCAGTTGTGGACTAAAGAGATCAGCGCAGCTTGCTCGGTTGTCTACTCGATGTTTGCTAACGGTGAAGCCAAACACAACAACGACCCTCTGCTAATCGTTCAGTCACCGCGCGGAATTGCCAAGTATTCAGGCGAGAGTTGGTACATTAGTCGCAAAGAGTCACTGGGAGAGATTGACGCACTCATGGCAACCGTTATGAGTTTATACGTGAGTTCAAGAGCGGAACACGCTGCGATTGGTGTATTCTAATTATCGTATTGCGCTTAGACTAGGAACTTATGGCTTCCCTTTGGCAAAGAATTTTCGGCGAGGAAACTCAAACTCGCGCGGCTCAACCTACTGTTCCCACTCGCTCGGCTGCGGTCGTTACCGCTGACACTGCGCTGACCCTAACGGCTGTTTATCGCGCGGTCCAGATCATCGCAACCCCGATTAGCAAAATGCCGATTGACACTTATCGCTTCGCTACCGGTATCGAGCTAAAGATTGAGAACCCCGTTCTAGTCAATAAGCCAGACATCAACAGCAACAGACGCGACTTCCTATTCCAGACTGTAACTAGCCTGGCACTCGAGGGCAATGCGTTTTGGTTCAAGAACTACGGGAGCAACGGTCAGGTAAACAACCTCACCATCTTGCCTGCTTCTGCCGTTAGCGTGAGTTATAGGGACTCTCAGGACATTACTAAGGGCGTTGTCTACTCTTACATGGGCAAGACCTACACCAGCACAGAGATTGAACACCTAAAGCTTTTCAGCAAGACCGGAAACCTGCGAGGACTCTCGCCTATTGAGGTCTGTCGCTCAGATGTATCCGCTGCTCTTGATCTAAGAGATTACGCCAAGAATTGGTTCACTTCGGCAGGAGTCCCAACAGGAATCCTCAAGACCAATCAAGCCCTAAATGCCGAGCAAGCGGATACAGTTACTAACAACTGGCACAACAAGCAACAGAACAGACAGATTGCAGTATTGGGTAATGGGTTCGATTATCAGCAAGTGGCTCTCTCTCCACGTGAAGCCCTTTTTACTGACATTGTCGAGCAGAACACTGTTTCTATTGCTCGTTTGTTCGGTATTCCTGCTCGCTTGCTCATTACTACTGTGCCTGGCGGTTCTGACACTTATACGAATCTCCAAGACGAGAACCAGGTCTTCTATCGCCACACGCTTATGAACTATACCGACGCAATAACTGACGCACTAAGCAACTGTTTGCCTAGAGGAACTAGGGTCGAGTTTGACTATGCTCACCTATTCCGAGCTGACGTGGCAACCCGCTACAACTACTACGCAACCGGAATCGCAGCTGGCTTCTTGTCTGCTGAGGAAGTCCGAGAGAAAGAGGGCTTGAATGTCTGAAATCGAAACCAGAGCTTTTGAGGCTCGCGCTGATCTAGAAGAACGAACCATTGTCGGGCTTGCTGTCCCTTACGGGCAGAGCGCTGACATCGGCGGTATGTATCAGGAGCGTTTTGCCCCGGGTGCTATTGACTCAATTGAAGATGTGAAGCTGTTTTACGGACACGAGGAGCCGATTGGCAAGATTGTCGAGGGCAGGGACACCGAAGCTGGCTTCGAGATTGTTGCTAAGGTATCTGACACCGCTAAGGGCAACGAGGTGCTAACCCTCATGCGCGACGGCGTTCTAAACAAGTTTTCGGTGGGCTTCATTCCGGTTGAATCCGAGAAAGATGGCTCAACGATTACACGCACAAAGGTATCCCTAAAAGAGGTATCTGTTGTGCCATTCCCAGCCTTCGCAGGCGCAAACATAACCGAGGTTCGCGAGGAGCAGGTTACTGCTGATCTAGAACCCGACAACGACCAAGAAAAGAGAACTATGTCTGAGAACATGGAACTTGAGGTTCGTTCTGTTATTGACGAGGTGGCAGAATTGCGCCGCGTTGTAGAGGCAGGACTTACCCCATCAGCACCAGCACCAGTTGCTTCACACATTCGCAGCCAGGCTGAATTCGCTAAGGCACTTCTAAA